TCGTTCCCGCTACTACTGGCTACGTGATCCACTCGTCAAGCACGCGGTCCGGCTCTATACGGATTACGCATTTGGCGCAGAGGCAATGACGTACTCCTGCGATGAGGACAAAGACGGCGTCAAAACTCCCAACGATGATGTGATGGCGAAGCTCGACAAGTTCATGAAGAACCGCAAGAACAAAAGCTACACCTCACGACGTGGACAACGGCGCTTGAGTCATAAGCTCCTCGTGGATGGTGAGTTGTTCTTTGCCTTCTATGACGACGGCATAATGCGCTGCTTCGATTGCCTCCAGATGACGAACATCGTCACGGATGGCGATGACGAAGAAACGGTCATTGCCTACGAGAGGACGATTGCTCCGCGTCCCGGCGAGGTTCCCCGGAAGCTCTATTACAAGCCGTGGGACGCTGACGACGATGAACCGAACGCCGGAGTTGGCGAAGTATCGGGCATGTACTTTGGTGCCGATGGTATGCCGATCAAGAACATAAAGTTTGAGAACGGAGTTTGTATGTACCACCTACCTCTCGATGCTCTGGACAAGAGAGGTAACACGTTGATCGGAGCTTGCAGTGATTGGGCAAAGGAGCTTCGACGCTTTATGACTGCGCGAGTAGCCATTGCCGAAGCACTCTCCAAGTTTGCCTTCAAGGGAACTGTTAAAGGTGGACAGAAGGTTATCAACTCGATTCGAGCCAAGATGGAGTCGAGCTTTTCTCAAACAGGACTCTCGGGAGGAACAGAACATAATCCGCCAAATGCTCCTGGCGCTACCTGGTTCCAAAATGACGGTATCAATCTTGAGGCAATGCCACGAGCAACCGGAGCCTCGGATGCGAAGACAGACAGCGATAATCTGAAGCTCCAGTTCTGCGCCGGAACCGGAATCATGCTTCACTATTTCGGTGACCCATCGACAGGGAACCTCGCGACGGCGACGGCTATGGAATTGCCGATGCTTAAGATGTTCGGAGCTTACCAGTACTTGTGGAAGGACGCTTGGCGCGACATCTTCAGTATTGTCCTCGGAGAAGGACCGGATGACGAACCTGCTAATGTCGGTATCAATATGCCGGACATCCTCGATGAGGACTTACAGGCACTGTCTGCTTTTATCACTTCGTTGACGACAGTGTTCCCGGAAGCGAAGGTGCCTGCTGTTATGCGACGTTGCTTGACGGCGATGGAGATTGAGAATATTGAAGAGGTGATCGAGGACATAGCGGAGAACAAACAAGAGCAAGCAGATGCCAATGCCGCGCTCGTCACCGCTGGTACGCATATCGCTGGGCCGGACGGAACCGTGGTGCCGAAGCCAGAACCTCCGGTCGTTCAGGCTACGAAGGAATCGGCAGAGAATGAACTGGCTGCTACTGCCTCGCTGGCTCGGTTGGAGAAACTACTTTCGTGAACCTAGCAACCAAAGTTCGCAAGGTGGTAGTCTGGATGGAAGGCAAAGCTCAGCGTCCCGGCGTCATGTCTCTGACCGGAGAGATGATGGAGAAGAAATGCGAGAAGGCTTTGGATCATTACTTCAACAAGCTCGCTGTTGCGATTACGGTCAGCGGACTCTCCAACCTCGCCGGAGCGCATACGGTCCTCGCCGGGAGGCACGCGTCAGATGCGACGATGAAGAATGTACTTCGTCGTCAGAGCACTTGGCTCCGGGAGGCAATTGCTAGTCACTACGCTGAGGCAATGAGGCACGCGGATAAACAAGCCGCGTTCCACGAAGCAGCAAAGAAGAAAAATGATATTGATGACGTTGGCTTATCAGCCCAGGAGGCAGCGGACTATGCCGAGGAGTACGCCGGGAAGAAAGTCAAGGACATCGACAAGACGACAATGGAGGCAGTATCCGATGCGGTAGCCAACGCGATTGAGGAGCAGTTAGGTCCGGCTGGATTGGCTCGGGAACTCCGGGAGCTGACCGATAGTTTCAGCGGCTTCCGTGCTAGAGCTATCGCGAGGACGGAGATGGCGGATGCTTATGCGGAAGCCTCGGTGAGAAAGCTCGCGAGGTTGGAGGTGGAGTATAAGCAGCTGATCACATCGCCGGACGCGTGCGACATCTGTATCGACATCGAGGACCAAGGACCAGTTCCACTTGACGAGCCTTTTGTAGACAGTGATGGGGAGGAGTACGACCGTTCCCCGATACACGTGAACTGCCGTTGCGCAACAGTAGGTGCGAGAGCACCAGAGGAGAATTAACATGGACGAAGTAATCTGGATTGAAGAGAAGGACGGCATCGACATTCTCCATCTTGGCGCAACTGTATTCGAGGAAGCGCTGCCCAAGTCCGCGAGCCACGATGCTTTGCGCGACAACATTGGAACTCAGCTCCGTGCTCATGTCGCTGCTGGTAGGGACATGGATATGGACGGCGACGATGATAGCGGTCCTGATGGCGGGTATCCGATGGTCATGGACACCTTCCCGAAGAATGCCGTGTACTCTATGGGCGGCAAAATGTTTCAGATCGGACATAAGACTGACGAGGGTGGAGACACCCATCTGGTCGGAACTCCGAAGCGCGTGGAGATGAGCTACACGCCTGCTCCCGCGAAGGAGTCCGCGAGCTTCACGGAAAGCGCGGTCCCATTCGTCGAAGCCGCGTACAGCCCGGAGAAGGGTGAGATCATGGTAACGATAATCAAGCCGGGACTCTCGAAAAACAACCGCTACTACTCGCCGGAGGTCTTGCGACGAGATCATAAGATTTTTGAGGGAGCGAAGATGTTTGCCGATCATGCGACGGACCGGGAAGTGTCGGACCGTCCAGAAGGTTCCGTCCATAACTGGGTTGCCCAGCTCGGCAGCGTCTATGTCGAGGCAGACGGAACGGTCAAGGGGAAGGCAAGCATCATTGATCCTCAGTTCAAAGCCAAGCTCGATACGCTCCACACTCAGGGACTTCTCCCTCAGATGGGCGTATCTATTCGCGCAGCTGGTGCGCAGAGCATGGGAGAATTTGGCGGCAAGAAAGCCAAAATTGTAGAGTCCATCCTACAAGCAGCAAGTGTAGACTTTGTAACCTTCGCCGGAGCTGGTGGCCGTGTGGAGAGCTTCGTATAACTCATAGCTAGAAAGGAACAATAAGATGAAGAGCATTGAACAACAGTTGGCCGAAGCTCTTGAAGGTAACAAGACTTTGGCTGCTCAAGTTGCTAAGCTGACGGAATCGAGCGCGGTCCTTGCGAAAGCAGCGGCCCAGGCGACTCTGGAACAGCATATCGCGGAAGCAAAACTTCCGGAACCGTGCAATGTTTCTCTGCGAGCTACCTTCAAAGAAGCCGTCACTGTTGACGGAATCAAGGAAGCGATTGCTGAGAAAGTTGCGCTAGTGAAAGAACTGACGGTGATTGCCAAGAAGAACGGCACGCCGGAGAACATCCAGGAGAGTGCGACGGATGCTTCCAAAGCGAAGTCGAACTTGATCGAGTCGTACCAGAAGAATTTGGGCTTCACGAAAGAACAAGCAGAGCGAGCGGCTGCGTAGTAAAGGCAACACCAAATAGTCCGTGGCCAGGTAAACTGGCCGGACTCTAAACAAGGAACAAAATAATGAAGAATTACGCTGCTAAAGGTGAACGCATTACCTTCCTCGGTTCGGCTCTGCTTGGTCCGAACAATCCGATCAAGTCTGGCGATCCAGTATTCATTGGCCGCATTGTCGGCGTGGCAAATGCCGATCAGACTCCGGGAAGCGCTGGCCCAGCGAACGACAGCAACGTTGTCGTCCAGCTGATCGGTGTCTTTAACCTTGCGGTCCAGTCACTCCATCACGCCTTGGTTGCTGGCGAGACGGTTTATATCAACACCACGACTGGGCAGCTCAACGATGATTCCACGCAGATGCCGTTTGGTTCAGCTCTTGATCCAGTCACCCAATACGCTTTGACCACCATTCGCGTTCGACTGTTCGGAGCGACGGCTGGCCTGTTGGGTGCGACCACGTACGAGTCCTAGTTGCTTCCTTGTAATAGAGGGAGCCGGATAACGGCTCCCTTCGTTCTATAGCTTGAACTGAAGGAGAATTAAATGAAGGAGTTTTTGAAGCTGATGGAAGAAGGAAGCAAGCTCGACGCGGCACTGGGTACCCAGCGCAAAGGCATTGCTAACTTCGATGAGAAGATGTCCAAGTTCATGGACCTCTGTTTCAATCGCGAGGGAATGGCGAGTCATAAGCGCCGTTACCTGATGAAGGAAGCTGAAACAACCTCAGACTTCCCGGTGCTGTTCGGGACCGTGTTGGAGCGCGTGCTTCGGTCGAAGTACGATCTTCAGCAACCCGACTGGCGGAAATATATCAAGGTCGGCACCCAGAACGATTTCCGAACTGCCTGGGACATGGCGACCTACGGCAACCGAGCTACCTTGAATGTGGTCAAGGAGCGCGGTGAGTACCAGGACACGAAGATGCAGGACGGCAAGTTCACCATCAACCTCCAGAAGTATGGCCGTAAGTTTGGCCTGTCGTGGGAAGCGATTATCAATGACGACCTCGGGGCATTCTCCGACATCGCCAGTGATCTCGCGCTCGCGGCTTCGCTGACGGAGGCTTATCAGGCTACCGCGCTGTTCTGTGGTTCGGGAGGTCCGAACTCCACGCTGTTCTCCACCAGTGGGAATCACCCCATTGACGGAGCATCGTTCACGAACAAGTACACCAGCTCCACGTTGAACGGAACGAACTTGCTTGCGGCGATTACCGCTCTCAAGAGCCAAAAGGATTACGACGGCAACCCGATTATGTTTGGTCGGATTATCCTCGTCACCCCGGTTGCTCTTGAGTCAACCGCGATGCAGGTGTTGAGCGCCAATCTGTTGATCGCCACGAACCTCACCACCTCGGTGGGCGCGACGGTTGACGGTCCGTTCCAATCCGGCACCACGAGCGAGAATATCCTGGCCAAGTATCCGATCACTGCGGTGGTCAATCCTTGGTTGGATATCATCGACACGACTGCCGGCAAGAAAACCTGGTACCTGTTTGGTGATCCAGCTTATGGTGACGCGGTGAAGGTGAACTTCCTCCGTGGTCACGAGTCGCCGGAAGTTGTACAGAAGATGTCGGACAAGATTTCGCTTGGTGGGGCTGCTGTTAGCCCGCTTGATGGCGATTTCGATTCCGACTCCATCGAATGGCGCGTGCGTCATATCCTTGGGGGAACCGTAACTGACCCGCGTTATGCGCAGGCCAACGTAGGCTCCTAGCAGCTGTCCTCTGTAGCTCGATGCCGGGCCATGGAACGGTCCGGCATTTTTTAGAGAGGATCACCCCATATGACTGCGATCCAAATTATCCGGGCACTAATCGGGGATGTATCGGCATCGTTGTTCTCGGACAACGATCTCAATGCCTATCTCCAGATGGCTGGGGCCAACATCGCTCCGGCTACGAACTCCTCCAACAGCGGTACCAATGATACAGACTTCGGTATGGCGACAGAATACTTGTTTGCGGCATCGCTCGCGCTCCGGGCAGCTGCCTCGAAAACCGCTGCGAACCTCCAAGAGATTCGCATTGGCGACTTCATGGACTCCTCCGGGCGCAACCAGGTCAAGGCTTTGAACGATGCCGCTGACGCGTATCTGAAGATGTACTATGAGACTCCGGCTTGGGCAATCGCGGAGACCAACGAGTCGGACATGAACTCGTTGATCACGATTCGCAACTTTGTTCTAAGGACGAATCCATAATGGTAAGCTATCAAGAGGAAGCCTACAACTTTATTAAGTACTGGTTGCCGATCATCTCTGCTTTCTTGATGGTACATAAGGGATGGAACACGTTCAAAACGAACGTCAACGGCTGGGCAGACAAGCTCCTTAACAATCACCTGTCGCATATTCAATCCTCGACTCAAGAGACAGTAATACTGCTGCGCGACCTGAAGGACCGGGAAGACAGGAAGGCAGAGAAGGTTGAAGCGGTTCGGATAGCCAACGAAGATATTCGCAGGACTCTCCGAGACAGTACGGTACACGTATCAGTTCAAGACCAACCAGTACGAGTCACGACAGAGGAGAAACATGGGGACCTTTGATCAAGCTCCGGCGTCACCGAACTCGTTGGACTCCGTATTCTCATCGTCAGCCTTTATGTCGATGATGAACGCAACGTGCTTGATCCAGATCAAGGGTCAAGCCGGAGCCGACAGCTATGGTCAGCCGTCGCCAGGCCTTACGACTCTGGTGACCGGAGTTCCGTGCCGACTCGGGAAGCAAGTTGGAGGTAAGGAGTTTGAAGCGGGTCAGAGGTTTGCGCTGGCGGACTACACTGTATTTCTGCCGATGATCACCGTGGGCGCCGGGAGTCCTCCCGCGTGGGTAGCTGGAGGGACGCCGTTCACGCTGCTGGAAGTTCACTGGCTCGTTGTTACTTGTCCGGATGGTAAGGTTGTCCGGGTCAATATCAAAAGGATTCATGACCCGAGCGGAATTGGTCACCACCTAGAAGCAACCGGAGAGGTAATCATTACGTGATCACCTGGAAGCCAAATCGGAGAGCGAAGCTGATTGCTCGTGAGGCTATCTTCGAGGCTACGAAGGAAGTGTTTGAACTCGACATCAAGCCGGAGGCAGTCAAGCTCTCTCCGGTCACTCCCGCTGGAATGGAGTGGAACATCTCTAAAGGTAAGAAGGGAGTTGCTATCGGAGGGACCGGGCATAACCGCAATAGCATCGACGTTGATGTTGTACCAAGCCGGGAGGGTGCGCGAGCGCGGTTGTTTACTCAGTCCGGCTACGGAGGCTATTTGGAGAAGGGTACACGCTTTATGCGAGCCCAACCGTACCTCCGACCTGCGTTTGATCTTTTCATAAAGAACATTATACCAGCTGCCAAAAAGAGGATGCATGGTTGATCCAGGACATATCGTTCGTGAATGGTTGCTGGCGAACTCTGCCGTGACGAGCCTTCTTGGCACCCAGACAGGTCAAGCAGCTGCCTCGCTTGGTATCGTTGTTGGCGATCTTCCCGAGAACTTCACGGTGGAGGTCGGACCGGGCATCCAGCTGCTTATGTCGGGAGGTCCGGGAGATTCTGAGATCACCCCATTGGTGACGCCTCGCGTTACGGTGAAGGTCTGGGCGCTTCCGAACCAGCAAAAGCTCGCTCGCCAAGTGTTCCGCGCTTGCTACGATCAGATGCATGGAACCAGTATGGTTGACTTCGGAGCCGATGGAAGGATTGTTTCTTGCTCCGCTCAGGACACTGGGCAAGATATCACTGACCCAACGGGATGGACTTCGGTTGTCGGCGTCTTTGGTATACAGATTGTCCAGACCTCGGGCATCTCTACAAGCGACTTCGCGAGTTCGACGCTGACGGTGGCGCAGTACATCGCCTCGCTGGGATTGCCGACAATTAAGAAGATTATTCTTCAGCATACGATTTCGCAAGCTGATCTTGACTTAGCTACCGCCAACAGCGGCTTTATATATTTACAGTTCGACATGGCCTTCGCAGTTCCGTTTCCTGATCGTAATTACGCTTGCTTCATAAGTATGGAGACTCTTTTGCGAAGCGACATCGAGAACAACATATATATCGGAACCGAACCTTTCAATCAAACTCCGAACGGAGCGAGCGTGATCATTGGGTTGTTTAACACTTGCCCACTGGGGACCGTCATCTACATCTACATGCTCGGTGTTCAATAACTTTTAACAACAAGGTGACCGGAGCCTTATAAGCCGGAGAAGGAGAACAACAATGGCTGAACCTGATACCACTCAAATTGTTGCCGGACCGGGACTGATCTATATAGCTCCGCTCGGCAGCTCACTTCCCGCGGCAGACGCTCACGGGGAGTATCCGGTCACTTGGCCTGTCGCCTGGCTACAAGTCGGGTATACAGACGCGGGTATTGACCTCAACTATTCACCAACGATCAAGTCGCTCCGGGTAGACGAACTGGCCAGTCCAGTCTCGGATGTCCTTGAGGAGGAGAAGTTCCACGTTATGGCGCATCTTGCGGAGGTTACTCTGCTGAACTATAGCAGATCAATTTCGGCTTGTACGTACCTCGATGACTCTGTGGCGAAGGAAACAATCAAAGTCTCAATCGGCTCCAAGCCTCTCAGCTACGTCATGGTTGGGATTCAAGGTCCGGCTCCGGGAACGAATCTTGTTCGACTGGTGATCATTCAGAAGGCAATCGCGAACGGCGCGGTTGGGTTCAAGATGCAACGCAAAGACAAGGTCGTGTTCCCGGTCCAATGGGAAGCACGTCAGATCAGCGGCCAGGACTTGGTCGACATCTATGATCTGACCCTTGGCGCGTCGTAATAACCTTTGCCGCCGTTCGCTACCGGGGACAAGGAAGGGAGGACAGGTTATCGTCCTCCCGATATTTTATTGAGGTGACCAGTCATGAAGGAACGATCTGAAGAGGAAGTTGTCGCCAAGAAGCCGCTCACGGTTACACTTGGCTCCACGAAGTATAGCATCCAACTTTTAGGCATCACTCCACAACAAGAATGGCGAGTCAAGCTCACCGAGTCGCTGTTCCCTGTTCTCGATTCCTTCGCGGCTAAGACTCTCAAAGAGGCTTTGGTTGGAGGTCTGACCGGAGCGCTGATGAAGTTCCCTCAGGAGCTTATCAAGTTGTTGTTCGAGTACGCTCCAGACCTCCCCAAGGACAAGATCATGCTTGAAGCAACGGAGGAGCAGGTTGCTCTCGCCTTCACTGCTATCATGTCTGTTGCCTACCCTTTCGTGCCACAACTGACGACGGTGACGAGTTTGTGGCGTACGAAGTAACAATTGGCACCGTCTATGAACTAGCGCTTTGGGAGTGGGGATTGACTCCCGAGTGGATCAACGCGAACTGGACGGAGGAGCTACTTGCTCTGATGTTTACGAAGCGCAAAGAACGTATTGAACGGATGAGGGCCAAGGTTCCCGGAGAAGGACAACCACCGGGACGAATGGACAACAAAAGGTTCATGGACAAACATAATCTGAGAGTGAAGAGGTTACCAAATGCCTGACGTTGGGATTGATGCTGGCGATGCGGTTATAACCTTCCTCGCGGACGATTCTGCTGTTGAGGCAGCGTTCACGAAGCTGGACCGAGTCCCGGAGAGGCTTGCTCCGGCTGACGCAGCCGTGGCCCATCTCGGGGAGGAGCTGGACGGAACCGCTGAGACAGCGGAATACGCAGGCGAAGAAATGATGGAGATGGGAGAGAAGGGAGAAGTCGCAGGCAAGATGACGGCTCGCGCTATGCGAGAAGCCAAAGGTGAAATTGCGTTGTTGGGCGAGGAGACAGGTATCAAAATCCCTCGTCACCTTCGCGCCTTCGTTGCGGAACTCCCTGGTGTTGGCGAGGCTCTGAACGCAGCGTTCTCTGCGACCGCTGTCTTCATCCTTGTCCAGATTCTCGCGGAGGGAACTAAGAAGCTCACCGAATGGATCAGCACGACGTTCATCTTCACAAAGGCAATGAAGGAATCCGAGGATCAGGTCAAGGCGCAAAACGCGGTCCTCCTCGATTACGCTGCTAAGATCAAGGTAGCGGAGCAAGCGTTGAGCGAGTTTGGCAAGAGTCCGCTACAGAAGGCAACCGAGAGTGTAACCAAGCTCACGAAGGAGCTTGCGGATCAAGCAGCTCAATTCGCGTACAACGAGCAGGTACAATCCGCATTCCGCCAGCAGATGGACGGAGTTACAGAGGCGCAAAGGAAAGCTGCGGAGGACCAGAATAAAATTCTAAGCAAACAAAAAGAACTTCAACAGGAGCTGATAACTCAGGCTCAGCTAAATGTAGCAACAATCACTATCAATACGACTCTTGCTACCGCCAGGGAAGTTGTCTCAATCGACCAGTCTATGGCGCAAGCACGTCTCAAGATTTGGCAGGCTAGTAACCTAATGCGCGTTCAATTCGCAAAGGACGCTGCTGTCCAAACGGCCTTGATCGAGAAGGAAGCCGCAGCGCGAGAGTTCCAAATCAAGATGGACGGGCTCAAGCGTGAGCGGGAGGCTTTGGTAGCTGCTGAGCGGAACTTCCGGTTGTCTAGCAACAATGAGGAAGCAGATAAGATGGTTGTTCAAATCAAGAAGGTGAACGCGAAGATTGAGGAGGAGACAGCTGCCCATTACAAAATCGAAGTAAAGAAGTACATGGACTTCCAACAGGAGTTCAAAAACATATCGGACCAGATTATGTCTCTCCCGTTCCGGGCAATGCCTTCGCTCGGTCCCGTTGTCCAGGATATGCAGGTGTTAGAGGACGCTGCCAAGAAGCTCGGAGTCACGCTGTCGGGAACCTTGGAAGAAGCCTTCCGGGATAATGAGAAAGCTCTCGCGGTGATGAGTACTGCTTACCACAAGGGGCAGATCAGTTTGAAGCAATACGATCAGTCGATGCTGACCGACATCCAGTCTCAGATAGCCTGGATGAAGTCAGTCAACCTGTCGACCACCACTCTCGAAAAACAGGAGAAGGTGCTCCAAGACGAAATCAACGGAGTCAAAAAGACAAACCAGACTTGGGATGCCTTCGCTGCCGAGTTCGCAAAGAAGTCAAAGAGTATCGGAAGCGAAGGACAGGCGATGGGCAAGATGCTCGGGAGCGTAGCCGCGAATATGGACGAAGCCTTCGCGAGCGCGATTACCGGAGCCATGGCCAGCGGAGAGAGTATCGCCAAGGCTCTGGAGCAAGCGACAGCAAGCGTCCTCCTCAACCTGGCTACGCAAGCCGGAGCGCACGCGCTCTATTGTATCGCTATGGGTACCGCAGAGTTGGCGCTGGGTGTAACGGCTTCCTCCGCTGCCGAATGGTTCACTGCCGCGGCAGAGTTTGGTCTAGTCGCTGGAGCCTCGGGAGCCGCTGGGATAGCAATGAGCGGAGGTCGTGGTGGCGGAGGGAGCGGTGCTCCGTCGTCAGCGGCTCCGATGAGGAGCGGTGGAGGAATGACTATGGGAGCAGCGACGACAATCCACCGCATGGCTGCTGGGTCACTCGTGACCGGACCTACTCTTGCGATGATCGGAGAGGGAGTCCAAGGAGATTACAACCGTCCACAAGAGGTCGTGCTCCCTCTGGACGACAAGCGTGCGATGTCGAAGCTCCGAAACAATCTCGGCACGAACGGTGCCGGAGGAGACACTCACGTTCACTTCCACAAGGGAGCCGGATTGATTGCCCCAGAGACGCTGAAGAAAACTATGAAGCAGATGAATGGTATGGTCAAGAAACGGACCGCGACTCTCAATTCCACGAACACCTATAGGGTTCAAAAGAGGAGTACATAATGGCCTGGATAGTTCCAAAGTTTGCCTATTATAACGGGTCAGCGATTGTGGACTTCATCCCAACGAATCCTGCGACCAAGAAAACTCCTTATGGTCCGAAGGTCGCGACTCGCCACGACACGACCACCAGCAGCGGCATCAAACAATCTGTCTACGAGAGGACCGATGAGATTGTCGACATGACCTTTGAGAACGTGCCCGAGTCAGAAATGGCTTCGTGGGACACGATGATGGGATTCCTTCTCGATGGTCGACAGTTCGACTTCTACCAGGACTCAACCAACCAGCTGGCTTACGTTGCGCTGACGTTGGAGGACACCGCGTGGGAGCCGAAGTGGGTATCGTGGCAGAACTATTCGTTCACTTTGAAGTTCCGTAAGTTCGTTGGAACAGCAACCTACTACTCGTGAGGATGCGATGTTAACTTCTACGACAAACTATCAGAATGCTCTCGCGTCCTACCGCGCTGGATGCCTGGACCTCTCGGTCGAGATTTCCGGGTATTCGCGCACCTTCACAAGGTACAAGACCGGAGGCAGTTACTACCCTTGGATTGAGGAGGTCGGTGACTTCTCCTACACGATCAACGATACAGACGGAGGAGCGGATCAGGGAACCTTCTCATTCATAGCCTCGGATATTCTCAACCAGATCACGGCAGACTTCCCCGGCTTCGTCTTTGAGGGCAAGACAGTTACCGTCAAGAGCGGACTCCCCGGATTGGCTTATGCCGATTGGACTACTGTCTTTGTCGGATACATCGACACCGTCACTTCGGAGAACGACAATCTGAGCTACAGCTTCTCATGTCTCGATATGACGGGCAAGTTGTCGCAGATCGTATTCCAGACGGGCAACGACGGCTCGCCAACGAGTGCCTCAAACTTTCGGACGCTCAACGGTCATCCTCTGGACTTGCTCCTCGATATACTTCTCAACCAGGTCAAGCTCCCGGCGAGCCTCGTCAACGTCACTGCTATCCAAGCGTACCGGGACGGACCGTATGCTGGTATGCAGATGCGCTTTGAACTTGATCAGCCAGTAGCTGCGCACGACTTCATTGTGAACCAGTTGCTGAAGCCGCTCGGGTGTTATATGTTTGTCGGGAACGGTCAGATCACCGTCACTTCATTCTTCCCGATTGACGTACCAGTAGCCGTCAAGACGTTTGGTCCAGCTTCGTGGACAGGTATCCCTACGGCAGAGCAAGCATCGCTGATCAACTACATCCAGTGGCAATTCGACAAGGATGATTCTGGAGGCTCCGGGAACTACAACTCCAGCGACCTAGAGGAGTACACCGCATCGCTCGCTCGCTACGGAATAAACAATGTCGGAGAGCTGACGATCACCGCTGATGGGATGAGGTCCGCGCTCCAAGGCTACTTCATTGCCGCGGTCGTCAGCTACATGATCTTTCTACAATACGGTCTCAAGGCTTTGAAGTTCGACTCCAACTCAGCGGATTGCCAATGGAATATGGTGCTGGTCGAGTCTGGCGACTTTGTCTATGTGACTCACCCGGAAGTCCCGGACCGCGCTGCTGGCGTTATGGGGATGACTAACAAGTTGTTCCGCGTTCTAAACAAGTCGATCAACTGGACCGAAGGGATTGTTAACTTCACGCTGATTGACGTCAGCTACCTCCAGAGCTTCGGATTCTACAAAATCGCTCCAGATACAATCGCGGCTTATGCCTCGGAGTCAACGGCCAACAAAGCGAAGTACATGTTCTTATGTAACGGAGCCGGACAATATTCAAACACTGACCCAGCTCATATCTTAGGATAACAATTATGGCGCAACCTGTATTCGTACAAAAGAAGTCCGGTAGTGGAACTGCTGTTAGCTCGCTGACGCTCACGCCCAGCGGGACAACCGTAGCGGCAAACACTCTCCTCATCCAGGTCACTCTCGATGCTAGCATTGCCTTCAGCGCTTCGGGAATCACGGACAGCCAGGGCAACGATGCCTTCGGCGTCCCGCTAAACAACTGGGCACTTCTCGGGAGCACGGCCAACAACGGAGTCATCCTCTACTGGTTCGTCTGTCGCAACGCTCTCGCGATAACCTCCGCTGTCGTCCACCTTACCGGAGCGACGAACATCACGGCTTGCCTGCTAGAGTACAGCGGAGCGAACGGCATTGGCTTCCCTCAGCTCAACACGATTCCTTCGGGCCAGAACCTTATACCGATTGATTACCTATCCCAGTGCGCTGGAGCCATCCCACCGTCCGGCTCTGCTATTCTGCTGGGTGTCTTCACGATGTACAACGATACCTTTAACACGACACCGATGAATGGAACGGTCCGGGACTCGACTGATCTCAACATCCCACCGCATATGCACTCTGTCGTCATGGATAATGCGACCACGGATAGCGGCACCCAGGTCGTGATCAATCGTTCGACAACAAGTGCTTTGGCTCAGACGTTCAAAGGCTCCATCGTTCTTCAACTCAAAAGTTCGGACCAGCTCGCTTCCGTCGCCAACGTAGCAGCTAGCACTTGCCAATGTTACTTCCTGCTCCTCAGCGGAGGCTTGCTCCTCAATAGCCAGCCGGGATATTCTGATCAGCCGGACTCCGCTCTCGCTGAGCAGAAGTTCTCCCTTGGGCTGGCTCTGGCGAAGATCGCAAGCAACGCGGCCTTCGGAATGGTGCGCATGGAGTTCTTCAAAGGCATCTATGTCGCCGGGGATACCGTGCCTTTGCCGATCAGCGAAGTGGACGGCTATGTCTACGAGCAGGATGAAGTCAACTACACTTGGGGCATCTACTCCTCTGCGAACTCGCAGACTGGCTGGATCACTGGACCGGACTCGCTCTGGTACGCTGCTTGGAACGTGGATCAGAATACCGGAGTGGTCTCCAGCGAGGAATGGTACCGCAAAAGTGGAGGACTCGGGCACGGAGTATCCAATGACGGCTTCTTGTACGTCGTCACGGTTGCTGTTCGACAACGGTCCACGCTCAACGCGGCTTCCTCCCCGAGCTGGGGATTCTTGGACCCATCGCTGATCAAGACCGATACTCCTCAATCAACCTCGCTGATGAGGATACTGAACGGTAACGCAAAGTGGTCATCGCTCGCGCAAGAGTCAATCTACATGGGCGAGTTCTACGGAGGTCAGACCGTTCCACTTCCGGTCAGCGCGGTGGACGGCTATGTTTACACGAAGGAGGAAGTGACCTGGGCGAAGTCGTGGCGATGGACAACGGTCGGAACTTCCTACACCCAGCCAGCCGGGGAGCCGTACGAGCAGCTGGCTTCGCTGAAGGCATCGATCACCTCAGCCGGAGTCGTCACCTGTAAGGTCGGATACTCGGAGAGTGGAGGACAGAACTATCACGAAGATGCTACCTATGGACGGCTGTCGGTCCTCGCGCTATGCTCTCGCATACCGCGCTACACGGTTCCATGGAACGCGACACCGTGGGACAACCTCAACGGAGCGAACTCTTCATTCTCAATCGGTCCCATCGATGCTACGCATCCGTCAGCCGGAGCCTATGGCGGAGAGTACGGTGACGTCAATACTTTCCAGATAGCCGGAGCGACTATCATCCCGGTTCTCGCGGGACACTCCTACACGCTCAAGTATCTGAGTGGAACGCACCCAGTGTACGATTCCTACTTCACCTTGGTTGATCCTCTCGGGGTGGTAGGAACCTCTGCGGTATCGGGCAGCGCGGGTACGTTTGTTTCTGGCGGAACTCCGAACACCTACTGCTCCTGTATCGGATGTTATACGGACAGCGCGGGAAATATAGTTGGGACGCCGTTCAACGTCAGCAACACGACGACATCGCTGACCATCCCAGCCGGAGCTACGCAGGTCAGGCTCGGAGTCAACAACGCTTATTACGCAAACATTCTCGACCAGGCGCACGTCCTCTACAATCTCGGAGCTTGGTTGTTCAGCGTAACAATGTACCTGCCGACAGCAGCTACAGGCTTCGCGGAGATTCGCTTGCCGTTGTTCTATCCGGGTAATCCTGTTCCGGCCAGCACTATGAAGCAGCTCCTTGCGAATTGTAACGAAGCCGGATGCTCGCCAGAGTTCTTTGGGCCAACAACGTACTCTCCCGGTTCAACTGTTTCGCTTCCGACTAGCGCAACTGACGGTTACACTTACAAGCGAAGCGAGCTGAAGTACATCGTGGACTGGGACACGATGATTCCCGGAGCGTACCCCGGAGGAAGCTCAGACCACGACCGCTGTACTTTGTTTTCCTTCGCGGTTGATCCTCTTACCGGAGCTGTCTCCACGAGCATCTATCGCTTGGAGCCGGGAGGACCGTATGCCCACTACACCACGGACGGTGTCCTGAGCGTTATCGTCGTGGGCTTCCGAACCTCGCAAGCAGCTACGGTATCCGCTCCGACAGCGGTAGACAACCCGCCATCCGATTCCGGGACGGCTTCGACAGACTCAAGTGGACTTGACGATCAGATCAACGGAGTATAAGAATGAGCCAACCTAAGAATTTTAACGGAACAACTCCTGCCGCACCAGCCGGAACAAAGAACGTCACCTTCCAAGCAGATGCGGTCAGCACGGACCCTTCTGTTGTTCGCAACGTCTCTGCCTACCTCCCGGCGGCAACAGCTACCGTCGCTGGCGCGGTTCCGACTCCTCCGAATGATGTAACAAAGTTCTTACGCGGAGATGGTACTTGGGCAACCGCTGGCGCAGCTACATTGGCCAGTGATACGGATGTTACCCTGACCTCTCCCGCTGCGAATGACGGTCTGGTCTACAACGGTTCCAAGTGGGTCAATAAGCAGATCAATAGTGCCGTTGGCGGAGGTTATGGATACTATCGGTCCATCACCATCGACCATACGAAGGTCGCCGCCAATCAGTCGAACTTCCCGGTGTTGCTTGACCTCACGTATGCCGATCTTGCTACCCTGGCGCACTCCGGTCTTGTCCAGAACTCAAACGGCTACGACATTATTTTCTGTACCACGACTAGCTCTGGAACCATTCTATCTTTTGAAGTAGAGTCGTATGACTCTACCGCTGGGCATATTATTGCCCATGTTAAAATCCCCAGTCTGTCTTCCACGGTGGACACGGTGATCTATGTTCTGTTCGGGAACTCGGCCATCACCGTTACGCAAGCGAATCCGACTGCTGTTTGGGACTCAAACTATAAACAGGTTACCCATCTTGGAGAAGCGTCTGGTGCCGCCATATCGGACTCGACTTCCAACGCGGCTGGTAGCACTTCCAACGCAAACAATACGCAGGTGACCGGACCTTGGGGCAAGGCTCAGAGCTTCAACGGTAGCTCTAGCAGAGTAGACTTCCCAGCTCCATTCTCATCGACTTCGCCATTCACCTTCTCGTGCTGGTTCAAGTCAGCGAGCGCGGGCAACTACGGTATCTTGAGCGATGCTCGTAACAGTTCAGCGCAGGGATTCTTGCTCTATGCTTTGACTTCCTCCGGCTTGTCGGCCATCTACCAGAACTCGATTGCCTCCATTGCTTCGTTTAACAGTGCTGTTAACATCGAGGATAACGCTTGGCACTATTGCGTAGGAACTTGGGACGGAACAACGGTAACACTTTACACCGACAACGCTACACCTTCGACTGCTTCGGAACCGAACGCGATGAACACTTGGGGACCAACCTTGCGAATTGGCCGCGATTGTACTGGAGCCTTCTACCCAGGCATTAACAAGGAGTTGCGCGTATCCAAGATTGTTCGCTCATCGAGCTGGATCAGTACGGAGTACAAGAACCAGAACAGCCCGAGCACGTTCTATACGGTAGGAGCGGAGACAGTGTTGCCGACAACGACGACCTACATACTTGGTATTGTAATTCCGGCATACGCGAACAACGCTGCTGCTGTAGCGGGAGGTCTGGGGATAGGCAACTTTTACCGCACTGGTTCTGATCCAGATACACTTTGTATCGTTCACTAGAGAGGTGACCAATGAAGATGTTGATAGCTATAATTAGTTGCCAAGCGTTCACCGCTCGCGCGCAAGCGCAGCGGGATACTTGGATCAAGGACATTCCACCCGGACTCGCTGACCTTCGTTTCTTTGTCGGACGCGGACCAAAGCCCACGGAGCCGGACGTTATCCAGCTCGATGTTCCTGACGACTATCGCGGACTCACCGCCAAGACGAAGGCTGTATGCGCGTGGGCTGAAGCGAACGGCTACGAGTTCTTATGGAAGCTCGATGACGACATCTACGTCCAACCGGGAAGGCTCCTAGCAGTCTCAACGGCTGGCCGCAACTACATCGGACGTAAGAGAGGTCCATCGGGAGGCTTCCCGGCTCCGTACGCTTCCGGCTTTGCCTACGGGCTGAGCCTTCTCTCGATGCGCGTTATTATCGCGGCTCCGCTCGCCGGGGATACGGCAGAGGACCGGAGCGTTGGCAACGCGCTACTTGGAGCCGGAATACCGTGCGAGAATGATCCTCGCTTCGTCATCATCGACTCGCGCAAGAATATGATATGCCACTCCGAAGGACCGCGAGAAGGCAACGACATCATCGCCTCGGGAGAGTTCCCTCCCCAAGCTATGTTCGAGGCTCACCGCCAATGGAAGGAAGTGCTGTCTGGTATCCGAACCGGACCGCTGATCCAAAGTCCATTCCGAGCGATGAGCGTTCTCATCAAGACCTTTATGCGAGATGGCTACCTCGGAAATGCTATCAAGGGTATACAGAACAACCTCCCCGGCGCGGAGTTGGTCATAGTTGACGACGGCTATGAAGGACGCCCAAAGCTCCAGACATACGCAGAACTCCGCAACCACGGTCACCAGGCGCTCTGGCTTCCGTTTGACTCTGGCTTCGGAGCGAAGGCCAACGCTGGAGTACAAGCAGCCACGCGTCCCTTCATCCTGATCGGCTCGGATGACTTCCAATTCGATGTCGAGGCTATGGACGGCATTGCCAATATGCTAGCCGTTCTCCATTCCGACAAAGGAGTGGACGTCATATCGGGAACCGTCAACCGCAAGCCGTACCACGCGTTGCTTCGTATCGAGGGAGCGGATTGCTATGAGGAGAGAGGTCACCGCGAGGTTCGCCAACTGAGAGGCTTTGAGTATCTGATGACGGACTTGACCGTCAATTACTCGCTCATTCGCCGGGAGGTGTTCGAGAAGATCAGGTGGGATGAGGACGTCAAGATTGGCGGAGGAGAACATGGAGCCTTCTTCATCGACCTCATGCGAGCTGGCTTCAAGGTCGCTGTCCTTCCGGTAGCGAATATCAACGAAGCTCGCGGAGTGTCCGGTTGGGCACGTCCCGAGTACGGAGAGATGCGAGCGCGAGCGCGACAGCCGGGACGTATCTGCCTCAAGCGCAGAGGCATCGACCGATTCCACCTGATGGACGGAGGAGTCGATGTCTCTTAACATTCTCGTAATCGTTCCTACTCACGACCGTCTGGAATATCTTGTAGGGGCAGTTAACTCTTTGGAGGTACAAACACGGCGTCCCAATGAGACCGTGGTCATCGGCAATGTCGGCGCTGGTCCCCACTTCCAATTCTCGGAGGACACTTTGGCTGGCCGTTTGAACTCGACAATAAGCCGGAGCCGATGCGATGCCTTCATTATTCTCTCCGATGACGACCTGCTTGATCCGACCTATATAGAACGGACCGAACAGGAGATGGAGAGGACCGGAGCGGATATTGTCTACACGAGTGTACAGCACTTCGGAGAATACACTCACGTTACCGAGAACAACGAACCAGTAACGGCTCTCTGCCGCAAGACGGCTTGGAAGTCAGCCGGAGGTTACGCGGAGGTTCCATTTTTCGATTGGGACTTCTGGTGGTCGTGTCGCGAGGCTGGAGCGCGGAGCGTAGCGTTGAGGGAGCCGTTGTTTCTCTACCGGAGAACGAAGGAGCAGCTGGCCCGTCACGCTCGCGA